AAATAGCGAATATTCCTCTATAGCTCAGTCGGTAGAGCGTCTGACTGTTAATCAGAATGTCCCTGGTTCGAGCCCAGGTGGAGGAGTTATCACAGTTGTATTATGAAAAAGATTGATATTTTTCCAACACCCTTACATTTCTTTAATATCGGTGACACTCAAGAATTTTTAGATTGTAAAAAAGATTTAGTCGAAGGTGTTGTTTCCGAGTGGGATGAACAAGCAAGACCATATGATTTGTCTGTAACTACCGATGATACTTTGCATTTGAGAGAACCGTTTATTGGATTATCTAAAATAATTTTATCAAAGGCTAAGATGGTATTTGATGACCTCGGATTAGTGAGGGAATCTGAGAAAGTTGTTTGCATGTGGTCAAATATTTCTATTGCAGAAAGTAAGCATCAGTTACATTTACATGCAAATTCTTATTACAGTTGTGTTCTTTATTTTACATGCCCTCAACCAAATCCAGGATTTTTTGGAGTAAAAGACCCTAGACCAGGATTGATGACTACTTACTTTGAATATGAAAAGGACAATCAGTATTCGCAAAGAACTATAGATATTTTACCAGAAGAAGGATTACTAATATTTTTCCCCTCTTGGTTAGAGCATGGCGTTCAAAATGGATATTTTCCTAAAGAGCAAAAACGTATTTCGTTGAGTGCTAATATTATGCCAGTCGTTAATATTACTGATTATACTCATCGTTATCATTACCAATGAAAATAACTTTATACAAAGAACCATTTCATTTTCTTATTCTCGATAATGTTTACACTGAGGATGAACTTAAACTTATATGGACTGAATTAGATTACTTGTATGCAGTAAGAGATTTATTTTTCTTAAGTCCAGAAAAAACTAAATCTGCTACTGATAGTGAAGGCAATCTTTTAAAGAATAATTTTGGTAACTTCTTGCAAGGTTTTTATGCTGATAGGAAATATTCGCATTTAATGACCCTCAACCAAAAAATATATGGTGATGATATTATACGTCATCCAGATTCTTGGTTTTTCAATCAAGAATTTAATGCAGAGGGAACTTTAATATCCTATTATGAAAATGGTGGATACTATAAACCTCACAATGACAATGCGTTACTAACTGCATGTACTTGGTTTTGGAAAGAACCAAAAAAGTTTACAGGGGGTAACTTTAAGTTTTCGGAATACGATCTACAATTGGAGATACAAAACAACTGTGCAGTAATATTTCCATCACATATTTTCCATGAAGTAGAACCAGTTTGTATATCAGAAGAATATGCAAATCAAGGGTATGGTAGATTCTGTATGACTCAATTTATTGAACGATTCCGTACTCCACCCTAAATATTTTTAGTTGAAATTTTGCATTGTAATGAAATCTATCTATATTGAGCATGACTTTTTATCTGAAGATGAGTGTAACGCAATAATTGCTTTCTACGAAGCATTCTCACACAAATCTTTCCACTACAGAGATAATAATTCTTTTCCTATTGGATTAAAAGATTTTAGTGAACTCGATGAAATACACGACAGAGTTTTAAATCGTGTTGCTAAAATTGGTCAAAAAAAATATGTATTGGATAATCATGAAGTTGTAAAGTGGCCTCCAAAATCTAAAATGTCTATGCATAAAGACTTTGATTATGATGAGTGGAGTGCTATTGTTTACTTGAATAATAATTATTTTGGTGGAAGAACTTTATTCGAAAATGGTATTGAAGTAAAACCTCAAAAAGGAACATTGATTGCTTTTAATGGATGTAATTTAAGTCATGGAGTTTCCGAAATTCTAAATGGGGATAGGTATACTCTAGCATATTGGATTAAAGAACATGAATAACATATTTGAACTGGGAGAATGGGATATTAATACAGAGATTTTCATGGGCAGTAAAATTATCACCATTGAAAATTTTTACAAATATCCCAATTTAGTAAAAGAGTTTACTATTAATCCATTGCCTAATTTATGGAGAGCTGAACATGCTGAAACTCGTAATGGATGTTTTTATTTTGATAGAAGAAGTCAGATTGATTTAACAAATCAACACCACGAACAACATAAACGTATTTTTGATATTTTTTCTCAATTAATTGGACAACGAATAGGTGAGCATAGTGGTAACTATCGTTATATTAGTAATGTCACAAAATTTTTAAAGCATTCCTTTAATAATATTGATGATTGTTATTGGTGGCCACATAGGGATAAGGGATATAATGCTATTGTTTCTTTAAACGATGAATTTGGGGAATCGGAATATTCAGGAACTGCATTATTTCATCCAGAAGATGAGCAAGCAAGGACAAATGAGGGTGTTAATCCATGGGTATTAAAAAAAGATTTTAATCTTGTCAAAGACCTCAAATCGAAGTATAATAGATGTGTGTTGTTTGACGGGTTAAAATTTCCTCATGCAATGCATATAAATGACTATAGATTTTTTGATAAATTCTATAGAGTAAATACCGTTCTATTTTTTGAGCAAAATGTCTAACCGCGAATTTATTGACAAAAATGGCAACACCTGGAATTGGGACGAAACTCCTGAAACTATTGCAGCACTGAAAAAGATACACAAATCTGTTACAGAAGCAAATGTTAAAATTGCAAACGGTGGACCTGTAGCACCAAAAAAACCCAATGCGCCCAAGCAGTGAGTTTCAACATGGTGGACTAAAACCAACGTCCATCAATCTTCTCCGTTTAATTTCTGAGTTAGAAGGATGTTACCAACTAACAAAGTATATGGCATTTGACGAAGATAATGCTATAATAGATGAGATGAAGACTAGATACTACAAGTTGTACTACAAAACCGTTAAGGAGGAAAAAAATGTCTGACGCTATTGCTGACTATTGGACTGCGAAACCTCCTATTGAGGGACGCCCTGACATTCAACATGACTGGGAAAAAGAGTATGAAACGCAACGCAAATATCGTATGCAAGATTGCATCGACGAGTATCTCCAAGATAATAAAGTATCAGCACGACGAGTGTATGAAGAGATTCTATCTTGTGTCGATGATGTAATTAACTATCATAAAAAAGAATATGACAAAGCAGTCGAACTCAAATCCCTCATGCTCGGACACAGAGAATGTGACCTCATTGCATGTGCAGATTCCTTCGCAACTTCAGACTGAATGGGAATCGTATCTTGCAGTATGTGCATCTCTTGATGTAGAACCCAACTCAAAACGGTTTCTTAGATATAACGAATTGTATCCGCTATGATTAATCATATCTGTATCGTTGGTGGTGGAACATCTGGGTGGTTATCTGCTGCATATTTAAAAAATCAGAATCCCAATGTAAAAATAACTGTTGTAGACAAAGAACATGGAACTCCAGTTAGTGTTGGTGAAGCAACAATTTTATCATTCATTCCATTTATGGAAGAGTGTGGATTTGCAATAACCGATTGGTTTAATGAAATTGACAGTACATATAAGTCTGGTATTTTATTTACTGGATGGACTAAAAACTCCGATGTTTGGCACCCATTTTACAACAATCCAACATTAGATAACTATACTCTTCATGATGTTTGGTTAAATTCAAGCAGAAAAGATTTTACTCTTTATGCGTTACCTTTTCTAAAAGAATCTATAGAAAACAAAATTGTAGAAAACTACATTGGTGCATATGCAGTCCATATGGATTGCTCAAAACTAGTGTCCTTTCTGAAAGGTAAAGTTGATGCAGAATATATTAAATCTGAAGTCAAACTGTTTGATGGTAAACACTTGTATTTAAATGATAATAGTGTAATAACAGCAGATTTGTATATTGACTGCACTGGTTTTAAATCTGTTCTAAAAAAACCAAACAAAATATCTCTTGACGGTAGATTATTCTGTGACACTGCAATTGCAGGACATGTTGAGTATATTGACAAAAATGTTGAAAGAAGACCTTTTGTTATTTCTGATATGGTTGACCATGGGTGGGTTTGGCATATTCCTGTTCAGACAAGAATTGGCACAGGATTAGTTTTTAATAGAAACATTACTTCAGTTGATGCTGCAAAAGAATACTTTCAACAGTATTGGTCTGGAAGAGTTGGGAAATTAAAAGTGATTGATTGGACTCCTTATTACTCTACTAATATTTGGGAAAATAATGTTGTTTCTATAGGTCTTTCTGCTGGATTCATTGAACCATTGGAAAGTACAGGAGTTGCATTAATTACTGATGGTTTGCAAAGATTGCAATCTAAAATCGCAATGAGGTTTTATGATGATAGTGATATTAATGCTTATAATTTAGAAATGATATCTGTGTTTGAAGATGCTGTAGATTTTGTCAGTATGCACTATTCAAAATCTTGGAAAGATACTAAGTTTTGGAATTGGGTTAGGAATTCATATAGAGAGTCTTCTAGAATTAATTCAATCAAAAATGTATTAAAGAAAGAACTTTTGTACAGTCACAACTATAGAAATACTGGTATATTTTCTGGTGCAAATTGGACAACTTGGATGATACAACTTGGGTATAAAGTTAATAGTCGATTTGATATCGATAGACAGGTGTGTGATAATATTGTGGATGACTTCACCGTATAAATAAACTTGTAGCAAAACGTGTGATTATTCGTGGGAACCAGAAAAATTTCTCAGTTGGATACAATCTCAGATGCGAATCTGTCGGGAGAAGCAATTCTGCCTGTTGTCGTATCCGACCCTTTGATTCCTAACCGAAAGGCAAAGGTTAATCAACTTTTCAAAGGTGTCAGTCAAGGTACGAAGTCCGAACCAGGACTTTGTTTTGACTTGGACCGAAATACTGGTTTATATCAAAATGCATATGACCAGATTGGAATTGGATTTGGTTCTGGTGCATTATACATGTCCAGAATTGATAATGGAAATAACAGTGTTTCTTTATTTGTAACTGCTGTTGATGAGGTTTCTACAAACGCTGATATCGTTCTTTCGCCAAAAGGAACTGGTTCTGTAAAAGTTACGGGAAACTTTGTTGTTTCCGACCAAACTTTCCTCCTAGAAGATGCTCAGGGACCTAGAGTTCGATTTGAAGCAGGTCAAGTTGGTACTGGTACTTCTACTAGAATTATGACATTTCCTGCAATTACTGCAGGTAGTGGAACTACATTAGTTGGTGCTGATACTCAGCAAACATTGACCAACAAAACTATCCTCATTGATGAAGATAATCTTGTTATTGTTGATGGTCAAGAGGAAGCAATTTTCCAAATTAACTGGGCAATTACTTCTGATACTAGACGTTCATACTTCTTGCCTGATGCAGGTGCAGTAACAACAACTAACGAACCCACCGCAACATCATCTACACTCCTTGATACTAAAGCGGAACAAATTATACTGAATAAGACTCTTGTTTCTCCTAAGTTTGCACGAGATTCTGAAGCAGATACCGAATGGGTAATTTTTAATACCGACGCATTAACCGATAATAGAACTATTACTGTTCCTGACCTGAGTCTAACTCTTGTTGGTCTTGATACTACACAAACATTAACAAACAAAACTATCGAGAGTCCTATTTTTACGGACCCAGATGATATTACTAAGAGAGCAACAATTAGTACAGGAAATCAAAATACTCTGACTAATAGAGTATTTGAGTTTCCAAGGACTCCTCTGCTAAATACATTAGTTGATGAAAACAACACTTTAGTTACTGAGTTAGCAACTCAAGAAGTATCAAATAAAACTTTGGTACAACCTAAAATCTCTGACTCTGCAACTCCATATGATGAAGAGACCGATTCATTCGGTGTAACCCCATTTGCTATTACCATTCGTGCAGATAACCTTACTGGGGACAGGGTGATTCGTTTCCCTGATGCTGATGCTACATTACTTTCTACTGAAAACGTCACCGCCGAAGATGTAAGCTTTGGTGCTGGTATTGGTGGTCAAACCCTGACTGGTAGAACCAGACAACAACAATTTTTCTACGCAGGATTCTAATTTTTAACAATGGCAAGACAAGGACTTTTAGCACAATCTAAACCAAATGGGGCAGCACTACTGTACTCTGCTCCCGTCGATACCTCTGCATCAGCAGTCCTCAAGATTGCAAATGATGGAACTGGTGCTGCATATGATGTAGCGTTACGAGACTTTGACCAAGAATTAGTAGTTGACTCTGCTAACTATCTTCTTCATAAAGGTGATGTAATTACTGGATACAGAGTTAATATTGATACTGCTGTCACCGAAGGAACATTTCTTCCTGGACAATCTTTCACTAGTAGTAGTGGTGAAAGTTCAATGAAATTTGAATCATTTTATATTCCAGATTTAACTACCATTTATGTAAAATCTGCTGCCATTAGAGATATTTCTATTGAATCTATCACTGGCGATTTTAACCTAGGTGATACTATTACGAAAGGAACTGGAGGAGATACAACTACTGCCGTTGTTTATTCTTCAGCAGGTGGATTCCTTTCCATCGGACCATCTACAATTAATGGTTCTGGTAGTGAATTTACTGATGGTGATGACATTTCATCTTCATCTGGTGGTACTGCAACAATCGCTCTTGGTGGAGTAGGTACTGCAGCGGACAAGTTTATTTTTTCCGAAACAACCGCTGGCGGAACATACGAAAGACTTTTAAGTTCTTTATTTGCTGACAGAACTTATCGTTTTGATGTTTCTGACTCCTCGATGACAGGATTGCTATTCCAGTTGTCTGAAACTGAAAACGGTGAATGGGGTCCAGATGGATTGGCACCTACTGACCCAGGTGATGCTGGTGATGGTGGAACTGAATATACTACTGGTAAAACTACCAACGGTGCAGCAGGAAGTGCTGGTGCATATGTTCAATATGATTTTTCTGCTAATCAGTCAATTGCAGCAGAAATTTATTGGTATGAAGGAGACTTAACTACTGCTGCAAATGCTAGTTATGGTGGCGCTAGCGACCTCTTCGGAACATCCTCTAATGTTACTTATACTGAATTTTATGCATATGATTTAGTAGGAACTTGGACTAATAGTGTAGATACATTTATTGTAAGTGAAATTACATATACTGTAACTGGTCAAACTTCTGGACCTTATGGTATAGTTTCTGATTACACTTCTACAAACCTTAAGGTAATTCTTGGACCTGGTTCTGCAGAATTTGCTGGCACTAATACTTTCTTTGACGTACCTAGAGATAATGATGCAACTAGGAATCAAGTAACTGTTAGCAGTGTAACTACTGCTAAGGGTGCTATTGATGCTAATACTCTTGTTGCAGACGGAGTTGCAAACGACGCAAATAATGTCGGTACAGTCACTTCTTTAGTTATTGGTCCTGGACAAAGAGTTCATGTTAGTTCCGCTACTCAAAATAATGTATTCAGTCTAATTGGATTTGAGGATGCTAGTTCTGAGTATACGACCAGGGTATTTGGTCAAACCTAAATAACAATATAAGGAAGACTTCTAAGAAATGGCTCTTACTAGACTTAAGAATATTATTACGTCCAGAACTGGACGTATTATCTACGTTAACCCTGACGATTTCGATGCATCTGATGCTATTGATAATAGGGGAAACTCTGCACTTCGTCCGTTTAAGTCTATTCAGAGGGCATTCTTAGAAGTTGCTAGATTTTCGTATCGAGTCGGTCTGTCAAACGACGAATTTGACGCCTTCTCGATTATGCTTTATCCAGCAGAATATGTTGTTGACAACAGACCTGGAGAAGTTCTTTATACAAACGTTGCTCCTATTGATGAAAACTCTAACTTAGATTTAACATCACCAAACAACGTTCTTTACAAATATAATTCTATTGAAGGTGGTATCATTGTTCCTAGAGGTGCTTCCCTCGTTGGTACTGACCTTCGTCGTACAAAAATTATTCCCAAGTATGTTCCCTATCCTACAGTATTTGCTGCAAAGGGAATCAACACAGAAGACCAAGTTCCTGCTAGAACTTCAATCTTCAAGGTAACTGGTGGTACATATTTCTGGCAATTCTCGTTCTTTGATGGTGCTGAAGAGGGTGTCTATTTTAAACCTGATAGTGTAGAAACACTTGCACCTAAGTTCTCTCACCATAGACTTACATGTTTCGAGTTTGCTGATGGTGTAAACTCTCTTTCAACCCTTATTAGTCAAAGTAGAGTACCAAACTCGGATTATTCTGCAGTTCCTAACGTCCTTGAAAGAACTGACCTAGAGATTTACTATCAGAAAGTATCGAAAGCATTTGCATCAATTCCTGATACATCTGGAGACCCTGCAGCAGACCAAATTCAACCAAGAGTTGAAGAAAACAGAATCGTTGGTCCTATTTCTGACGAATATCGTGTTCTTCAAATTACTCGTAACGGTAACACTGCAACCGCAGTTACTGTTGATGAATTTGATAACCCCAGAGACCATGGATTCTCTGTTGGTGTTAACATTAACATCTCTGGTGTTACTGGTTCTACTGGACCGCAATCGGAACTAGATGCTTCTTTGTATAATGGTTCATTCACAGTAACATCTGCGTCTGGTAATATCTTTACCTATCAGATGATTCAAGAACCTACAGGTAATGCCGTTGGTTCGAACATTACAGTTAAGACTGAGATTGATACTGTTGACTCTGCATCGCCATATGCGTTCAACTTGTCTCTTAGAAGTGTCTGGGGCATGAATGGAATGCTCGCAGATGGTTCTCGTGCAACTGGTTTCAAATCGATGGTTGTTGCACAGTTTACGGGTCTATCTCTGCAGAAAGATGATAGAGCGTTTGTAAGATATAATGAGTCTACTGGTAACTATGATGTTGCATCTGCTGGTGATGGTGCTCACTTAGACGGTTTTGCTGAGTATCGTAAAGGTTGGCAACACAGACACATTGTTGCATCAAATGATGCGTTTATTCAGGCAGTTTCGGTGTTCGCGGTTGGATACGGTGCTCACTTTACTTGTGAGTCTGGTGCTGACATGTCTATCACCAACTCTAACTCTAACTTTGGTAATACTGCTCTTCGTGCTGCTGGATTTAAGGCAAAATCTTTCTCTAAAGATAAAGCAGGAGAGATTACACATATTATTCCACCTAAAGCACTCAACGTTATTTCTACAACTGCAACAGGTGCTGTTGGTGAAGCAACTGTCACTCTTGCCAATGATGGTTCTGTGAATGGTGTTATTGAAGGAATGACGGTTATTGGCGATAATATCGGTTCAGGAGCAACAGTTCTTTCTGTTAATACTAACACTAGAGTTGTTACTCTTACTGTCAACAATACCGATGCAGTTAATAATAACATCATCTTTGGTGAAGAAACTTCTGTTAACTGGGTCAACATTGATATCCAACGCACTAAGGTAATTAACCAGTCTCTTGCTGGTGCTGGTGGAACTCCTGGTACTAGATTATATCTGTATGGATATACTGCTCAGGCATCGCCACCAACAACCAGAGTACAGGGTTACACTGTTGGGGCACGTCAAGATGGCACGGGTGTTAGTGCAGTTCCAGACAAGATTAACTGTCTGTTAGTCTCTCAGGGTGCATCTGAGGCATCTGTTCAGTCTGCATCTATTTCTCCTTATGGACCTAGTGTTTCTGGTCTTGCTGCTGGTGTTGATGGTTCTCCTATTCAATATGACAGCAATACTTATACCATTGGTGGTGTTGCTGGAACTGTTGGTGGATGGTATCTTGCAGTTAACTCTGTAGAGAATGAAATCTACACTACATTGTCTACTAATACACAATACAATAACGTTAACTTTACTCCTACAACTTTCCTTAAGAGAATTCCTGACCCAAGAGACCTTGCAGACAGAACATTCCGTATTCGTCTGAAGATTGACAAGAACAAGACCAATCCTCTGCCTAGAGATCCCCTGTCGGGTTATGTATTACAACCACTTAATAGTGACTCAACGACGTATAAGTTAAATAGAACGTTCTATATTTACGATATCGAAAAAGTACAAGAGTTTGAGAGAGGTATTAAAGATGGAATTTACTACATTACCCTCCTTTGTGCATCTATTGCACCTTCGACTTCTAATTTCAACGACAGAAAGTTCAGTCAAAACGTCAACGAAGTCTATCCTACGTTTGACAGAGACAACCCTCTTGCTGACCCTGATGCTTCGATATCCGTCGCTGACAACGAAACTATCGGTCTAGTATATTCTACCGATGGTGCTACACCTACACCCAATAAAGACCCCAAGCGTTCTATCACTAAGGAGTGTATTGAGTTCCTTCTGACTGATACTGGTTGGACACAACCAGGTACAACTCCCAACTATGATTCTGTTAATAACAGACTTTCTAACGTTGAACTTACTGCTCGTGCTGGTGATGAAGAAGTTAGAAAGATTAGCATCAGAGAGAACAATGATGGAACAGTTGCTCCTATTCCAGTAGAGTTCAGAAGGCACTCTATCTTACGTTCTGGTAACCATACGTTTGAATATCTTGGTTTCGGTCCTGGTAACTATTCGACTGCGTTCCCTCAAACACAAGTAGAGACGTTATCTGCTGACCAAATTAAATATTCTCAGTCCATTAAGGAAGAAGCAGGTGTTGCTTTCTACTCTGGTCTGAACTCTAACGGCGACCTGTTTATTGGTAACCAGGTTATTAACCCTGTTACTGGTCAGATTACCAATGAAGATATTGCACAACTGAATGTTGTTGGTGAAGAGAACACAACGATTGAGACATTCTCTGAGTTGGTTCTTACTGACAAACTGACTGTTATTGGTGGTGCATCTAACCAGTTAGAATCTATCTTCGCTGGTCCTGTTACCTTCCAAGGTCAAACATCCTTCACAAATAATATTATTGCGAAGAAGTTTACTTATAATAACCAAGACGGTACAATCATCAAGCAGACTCTACTTGCACCTGAAGATGCAAACGGTCTTCCCGATTTTACCAATATTAATAATTATGATACTCCTTCTGATGGTGACCTTGTTTATAATACAAGTTGGTCTCCTGGTAAGTCTCTTGGTTGGATTTATTATGAGGGTGTTTGGAAAGAATTTGGATTAACTGATACTGGTCAAATTGATATTCAAACATTCACTGATAGTAATGGTGACCCACAACAACATCTCGGTTTCGGTGTTGCTGCTAATACAAACTTTAGAGCAAACATTCAGGGTAATGTTCGAATTGATGGTAACTTACTTACTACTGGTACTGGTGGTATTGCCGCTGACAAATATGTAACTAGAGTATACAGTGGAGATGGCAACACTCTCACATTTAATATTACAACATTTACTGGTGGAATTAAGCACACTCCAGATTCCTTATTAGTCTTCCTTAACGGTGTTGCACAAATTGGTGGTACTAACTTTACGGTAGATGCTAATGGAGCAAATATTGTGTTTAGTGCTGGTGATGCTCCATTAGGAAGTGATACCATTCATATTATTGAACTGCCTATCTAAATACTACTGGAGAACTATAGTCTAACATGGCACTTACCAAGATTAGTGGCAATCAGATTGCCACATCAACACTAGCAACGGTCGATTCTCTTACATTTTTAGATGGAGAAAGTGTTCTTCGTTTACCTGTTGGTACTGAAGAACAGAGACCAGAAAGTCCTGCTGTTGGAACTCTCAGATATAATTCTGACGGAGACACAGCAGAAGTCTATAAAGCAGACGATGGTACTGGAAATCCTGGATGGTTAGAAGTTGGTGCTGGTGGTGCTACCTTAGGAAAGAAAGGTATTATTAGAACCAACGCTGACTATATTGATGAAGACATTGAAATCGACCCTTCGTTAGGTGATGAATATACTCATGCATTCACACATGGTCCTGTAGAAATTAGAGACGGATTTACTGTTACTGTTGAAGATGGTGCTGACTGGGAAATTTGGGGTGGTGAACCTGAAGACCCCCCTGAAGGTACAGTCCTTCAGTATTTCCATGGTATAACTCCACCAACACGTTATACTTTGAATGCCAATAATTTAAGTGATTCTGAAGCAGTAATTCCCGACCTTTCTGTAACAATTACACCAACCAGAAGCACATCTAAAATTATTGTTGGTGCTCATATTTCTCATAATGGAAGACATGTCACTTCTTTTGGATTCCAGAAAGATGGCTCTATTCTTACAGCAGGACTTCCAAGTAGCAATAACACAAATAGTAATTATGCTGTTATGACTTTTCACAATGGTGATGATGTTTCTAATCAGATGCGTCAGTCATCGTTTACATACGTAGACACTTCTGTAGTTCCTGGAATTCCTGTAACATATACTGTATGTGGTACTGCATCTTGGTCAAACAGTGTTCGTGACCTGTTTATTAACGACAGAGACGGTAATGACATGAGAGGCATTTCTACCATGTTTGTCATGGAAGTTATGGGTCCACTACCATAAATAAATTAGGAGGTATTTAGAACTATGTCTGTAGTAAGAGCAACTTCTATTAAAGGTCTTGGAGTTCCTGAGGGTGGTCCTGAGATTAACTTAAATAAGTTTAATCATGGTAGTCCATTAGACCTTGCTGGGACTAATCTCATTGGTAGCACTATCACTGTAGATACTTTACACTCCACAACTCAAAATACTGTAACTTGTAATGCTGTTAACGTTGTTGCAACAGGTAGGGGTGAAATTAACCTTAATGGAGCACTTCTTGAGATTCCTGTAGGAACAACAGCAGAAAGACCTACTAGTCCTGCATTTGGTTCTATTAGAGTTAATAGTGAACTAAGTCAGGTTGAAATGTACACAAACAAAGATGGCACTCCTCAATGGGAGAAACTTGGCTAATAAATTGTATAAATAAGAAAAAAGGGTAAGTCTAAAATAGATTACTATGTCACAACTTAGAGTTAATTCTATTAAAGGATTGAATGTTCCCGCCACGGGTCCACAAATCGATATTGGCAATACTGGTGACATTAGTCTCAATAATGCCAACCTTACTAATGTTAATGATGCAACCGTTACTACGGCAAATGTTACAACGAACAATGTAACTACAGAGAACGTTACTACTCTGAATGTTACTAATAATATGGATTTGCGTAATGCAAACCAGTTTGTTGTTCCAGTAGGAACAGACGCCGAACGTCCTAGTTCTCCTAATGTAGGTACTATTCGTTATAATAGTACCAGTGGTAAACCTGAATTCTGGACTGGTTCACAGTGGAAAAACTTTACCATTCAAAGATTTACTGAAGAAATTACATCTGGTTCTAGTTGGAGTGTTCCTTCTGGTGTTGCTTCTGTTGAAGTAATGGTTGTTGCTGGTGGTGGTTCTGGTGGTTCTGGAACTGGTGGCGCTGGTGGCGCTGGTGGTGTTGTTTATGCTTCTTCTTTACCTGTAACTCCTGGTGGCACTGTTTCATATAGTGTTGGTAATGGTGGTCCTGGTGGATATCAAGGAAGAGGAAATAACGGACAAAATTCTACATTTGGTACTATTACTGCTAATGGTGGCGGTGGTGGTGGAACCACTTATCCTCCCTCTCGTGGTGGTGGTCGCCCAGGCGGTTCTGGCGGTGGTGGAGCACAATACCCCTCTGGTAGATACGGCGGTGGAGATGCAACACAACCCGCAACTCCCGTTGCTGGAGCTGTTGGATACGGAAGAAATGGTGAGCGTGGCAGAGGCGGCGGTGGCGGCGCTGGTGGTGTTGGTAGTGGCAACACTGGCGGTCCTGGTGTAACTATTAGTGTAGGGGAAAACCAATATACTGTTGGCGGCGGCGGTCGTGGTCAATCGAATAGCCCTTCTCCTGGTGGCGGTGTTCCT